CTTCTTTCGCGAAGTCCGAAGCGTCATACCGACGGGTCGGTCCAGATGATTGTGCGCAAGGGCTTCGGCAGCCCCGCGAATATCACCTAGAAGGGGTTCCACCGCAAGGTGGTACTCGAGCCACTGGTTAGGCAGCACATCGCGCCAAGGTTCACCGCGCTTCTTGTTAGCCACCGCAGCCGAGAGGTCTTTGTAGACATCAAGCTGCTGATTGACTTCACGTCGAGAGCGTAGGTTCTGCTTGTAGCGACCCCACTCCTGGAGCGTACGAAGGGCCATCCGAGGATTGGCCTTCTTCATATAGATCGCACTCCGGTACACGCGAGATGCGGTATCGAAGATGAACTTGATGGTCTCACGACCCTCAGCTCCAATAGCGACAGCGAGATTGAAATCGCTGCCAGTCACCTTCTCACGAAGGCGCTCGAGGAGTTTATAGTCATCCGCAGACTTCCAAGGATCAGGGATATTTTGAGGAAGGTAACCGCAGGCTTGTAGCCCGCGCACCCGGCGAGTGCCGTCATTCTTAGCCTTCATAACGAAGGTAGAATCCCTTCTAGTATCCCAAGTCTTCGTGTAGTCATGGTATCCAGGGAACGGGGATTGCCCCTCAGGATACTCTGCTTCACGGAGCCGCTTGGAGCGGGCGACGTCGAAGATGGACTGAGATTTCCATCGCTCATCGGTCATGTCAGGGACTGCCCCTTTCGGGAGCGTAAACCTCCCCTGACTGTAAGGTTGCTTCAGTGGGTTAACCACAAAAAGCGCCTGGCGTTCCTTAAAGGTCGGTTTCTTGCGAAACGTAGACCCAGGGACCCCGTCGGCACCTGACCACGATACTTGCGTACCATTGATCAAGTTCGTGTTTCCACAACTCGTCGAAGCAACTGTCGTGACTTTTGTAGTCCACGAACCGGTCGTCATAAGCTTCACAGCCTGACGACTGCGCCTCGCATAAAAGAGAAGTGGAAGGCTCACAAGGCCTATCACCTTCAACCCATAGAAAAGCTTCTAACGACTGCATGTCTGCAGAAGTCCCATTTGGCCTCTCCAGCGGAGATAAAAGGTCAGAGAAACACCCTCCC